ACAGCAAGTCTGCCAACCAGCGCGGCGGGTGCTTCAACCATCACAGCGCAACAGATCATTGATTGGGTTTATGCATTGCCTCGTCAATATCGCGTGCATCCATCCTGTGCAATGATCGTGGCTGATTCAACTCTCGCGGCATTGCGTGCGTTGACTACTCCAGTGACGACCACCACAAGTGGTGCGGCTGCTCCTGCGTACTTCTGGCAGAACGGATATCAGAACGGCGGTAGCGGTAATGCTCCTGAGCCAGATCGAATCTTGGGCATTCCTGTGTACACATCCGCTGCGGTCAATGCTCTTGCCACTGGCAAGTTTGTTGGTCTGCTCGGTGCGTTCGATTACTGCTTGTTTGCAAGCGCGCAAAATTACGAAGTGAAGGTACTTCGTGAACTTTACGCGGCCACGAACGAGATTGGAATTGTGGCCAACAGCCGTATCGATTCCAAACTTCTTTTGCCGACACTTGCTTTCGTTGCGCTCAAGTGCGCCTAATCACTGAACTGAATTGACACAACCCCCGGCTCGCAGAAATGCGTGCCGGGGATTTATGGCAAAGGTGCGAATGATTCATACTGCGGCAGACGGCAAGAACATATTTCTTGCTGGCGATGTCCACGATGTTCCTGATGCCATCGCAACCGATTGGGTTGTTGGCGGTGTCGCAGAGTGGGCGCAAGACGAAGTGCGCTGCTGCACCAAAGCCGTGCCATGCAAAGCCGTGAAGAAGGGAGCGACACCGCGATGAAGGGAAACGCATACATCCCATTCATGCGATCTCGCGGAGACGGCTCTACGCTGAATTTGGATTTTACAAAGATGTCCGCGCTTGATTCTCGTTTTACATACACGCGCTCAACTACAGCCACATACATTGATTCATCGGGTTATGTTGCCAGCGCGGCGGTGAATGAAGCGCGGTTTGAATATAACCCTACAACGCTTGCGGCTAGTGGTCTTTTAATTGAGAGCGCGGCTACAAATTTGACCAAAAGAAGCGATAACGCATTTTCAAACGCATACTGGAATTCAACTGCAAATAATGTGACTGCGGTTGATTCTGCGGTAACAAGTCCAACAGGCGTTTCATTAACCGCAAGCACACTCACAGAAATTGCGGGTTCTTCACTTACCCGTCATATTCACCAAACAGTAGGTGAGTTTACACCAACAGTTGCAACTTCCTACACGATGAGCGCATGGGTAAAACAACCCGCAAGCGCGGCCGTTCGATATGTTCAACTTGCATTTTTTACAGCAGGATTTGGCGCAACTGCGTACATGAATTACGATATTCAAGCGGGTACGGTTGGCACTGGCGGCGCGGCTATTACAGCGTCTACCATTACCGCGTATCCTGACAATTGGTATCGAATTACAGCAACAGCACTTGCAACTCTTACAGGATCAAGCGGATTTCAACTTGGATTTTCAACTACATCTAGTGCTGTAAGAACAGAGTCTTACACGGTTTCAGGTGGAAGTGAAAAGGCTATTTATCTTTGGGGAGCGCAAGTACAAACGGGTTTTGGCGCAAGTTCCTACATTCCAACAACTACAGCGCAAGTAACACGCGCCACCGATGTTTGCACAATGAGCGGAACTAACTTTACAAGTTGGTTTAATAATACTGAGGGAACAGTATTATTTATTGGAAGCAATAATTTTGTCCCTTCACCTAGCAACTTTTCCGGAAATTGGGCTTTAATTAATGCGGCGGGTTCTTCACGAATTTCACAATACACACGCCACACCACGGGCCGAATTGGCGCAACCTGTAGAGATAGTGGCGGTGGAGCGTTGACATTTGACAGCCCTAGCGCAACTACCTTAATTACAACTACGGCAGAATATAAAACCGCGTTTGCTTTAAAGAGTTCAGATTTTGCATACAGCGTAAACGGCGCGGCTGTTGGATTAGGCGATGGCGTGGGAGTATTTGAAACCGTGGCTAGTTTGGAATTTGCGCGCGATGGAATCCGTAACGGCCATATCAAATGTTTTAAGTTTTGGCCCACTCGCCTTACAAACGCTCAACTGATTGCGATATCAACATGATTGACTATTTTCTACGCACATCCACAAAGTCAAATATGGAAGCGTGTTTATTCGCCGCTGACATTGCCACGGTCAAAGATGGAATGTTGGTAGTTGCTGAAACTTATACGGTTGACATGATTGGAGCGGCTGATGGTGATTCACGCTACCACGCAAACTTGCGCGTATGCGGCGACCTATCGCAAGATCAACTAGATGAACTACCGATCATTCCCGCACCGACAACTCCGATGAGGGTATTCGCATGAGAGTCAACACCACGATCACGACCGCTCCAAGTTTCGAGCCAGTGTCGACTGCGCAAGCCAAGGCGCATTTGCGCATATTTCATTCGCTCGACGACACCTACATTCAAGCAAGCACTGGCGGGTCGACATCAGTCATCACGACAGCCCGCATGATGATCGAGAATTATTGCGGAATCGCAATCCCTAACACGACATTCACATCGGTCTACGACGCATTCCCACAGAACACGCTAGTGCAAGGCTCGAGCGGCGAGGTCTACAACGGCTCCTCCTACGAGATCGCACTGCCGCGCTCGCCGCTGGTCAGCGTGACGAGCGTGCAGTATGTCGACACCGACGGCAACACGCAGACCATGTCAGCGTCAACCGACTACACCGTGAAGTCATACAACGGCATTGGACGCATCCAATTACTCGACGGCAAATCATGGCCGTCACTCGTCGGCGGCGGCGCAGGCGTGGTCACAGTTGTCTATGTGGCGGGTCACGGCTCCAGTGCAACTGCGATCCCGATCGCGCTCAAGCACGCCATCCTGATGCAGTGCTCAACGCTCTACGACTACAGAGCCACGCTCGCACCGGGTCAGCAGTACGAAGTGCCCGGCACGATCAAGGCGCTCATCGCTCAATACAAATCGGGTGAGTACCAATGAACGCCGGCATGATGCGCACTCCGCTTGTGATCAAAGTGCGCACGCAGGCGCTCGGCACTTTCGGCACGCCGACCTACACATACACGACTGGCGACACAATCTTCGGCGAGATCAAAGACTCGAGCGCGGTGGAGAAGACGAACCACATGGCGCTTCAACAGATCGTCACGCATCAGATCACAACAAACTTTTATCCGGGCATCAACAACTACGACCGCTTCACCGCAAGCCTGAGTCGCTCGACATTGGGCACGACGATCAGCACCACATTCGAGATCGTCTCCATCGTTGATTACAAGTCTGCGGGCCACACGCTCATCATGCAATGTCGAGAGGTGGATTCGTAATGTCGAGCAGTGGAAAGATCATCAAGGGCTTGGATCAGTTCCTCGATCAGATGAAGACTTTGCACAGCGACGACATCTACAAGGTCTTGCGCAAGGCTGAAGTTAAGGCGTTGACTAGACCACGAGACCAAATTGCAGGAATGTACGGCACTTATGTAGGCAAGAACGACAACAATCAGACCGAGGCTCAGAAGTCGTGGCGCTGGCGTGCAAAGAAGCATCAGCCGATGCATCCAATCAAGGAGAGTCGAGAGCGCATTGCTCGCAACATTTACAGCCACAAGATTATCCCCAAAGAAATTGGCAGGAACAAGGCGACAGTTTGGGCCCGCATATGGGGCAGGACGCAAAACTCTTGGCTTATTGAGCACGGCCGCTACAAAGATCCAGCACGCGCCTACCAAGGCTGGCAAGTATTCCGCAAGTTCTTCCAAATCTACGGCGCGACCATCAACGCCAAATTCACCGAGGACATTGGCTACGGACTCGAGAAGGTCTTTGCCCGCATCGCAAAAGAAATGAACAAGGCGGCACGATGAAATTCGTAGAAGCCATCCATCTCGCATTGCAACAATCGACCACCGTCATCACAGCCGTGGGAAGTTCGCAAAAGATATTCCAATCATTTGCCGCGCCGACAACATCAGTGCCGTTCATTGTCGTTGGATCGCAAAGCGACGACGCGCTCAATCCGACAATCAAGGGCACTGGCGACACCGTGCGACTTGCGACTCTGACAGTTGACTGCGTCAGTTCCAGTCTGTTGCAAGCCACCAACATTGCAGACCAAGTTCGGGTTGATCTTTACAA